TTATCAATCTCTCCCTATCTTGCATAGATAAAGATTTTTGTAGATTATCCACATATAAAGTATTTATGAATGGGTTGTCTAATACTAACGATTGTATGAACTTTCTATGTGTTGGTAATAGATTATCCTTACTTGGTTGATAAAAGTCCCTGTATAAGAAATTCTTTGATGGATTACAAGTCATTAACAATAGGGGTTTAATCCCCAAATCACCATTCATCCATCTACCTAATCTTGATTGTAATATTTGTTTTCCCTTCTCATCAACCTCACCTGCCTCATCAATAATGGCAAAAGTCAATAATTGTCCGCCTAACCTCGTATAATTTGGGTCTGAAGGTAAATACCTTAATTCTAAACAAACTATCTTAGAACCATTCATAAAGGTAATCTCACCCGTTGTGGAGTTATACTTATAGTGTTCGTCTGTTTTTAAATTCCAATCACTTAACACCTCCATTAAAGATACTATTGTTGTCTTTTTTAAAGTCGTTAATTCATTTCTTGCTAAACCAACTCTAATGTTGGGGTATTGAAGGCACTTTATTATTGTAAATGCACAAGCTCCATAGGATTTCCCACCAGCTGCTGCCCCTCCGTATAATATTTCTGTTGTTTCTTCATCATCAAAATAATCAAAGATTAAATCCTGTTTTAATGATGGGGTGAAATTTATCTCCATAATTTTTATCCTTATATCTTCTTATATTTACTTCTTTAAACACTTCTGGCATAATCTCATTAGTTAATTCTTCACCCCAAGTTATTATTTCTTCTTCTTTATCAATATTGTAATCATAATATTTAAATCCCCCGTGTGTGCATTCGTGTTGAACTAATGTTATATCTCTATATGAACCATCACAAGCAGATAGATTGATGAAAATATAAAACCTACTATAATCGTTGGGGATAAAATTACACATACCATCAAAATATGTTCCCCCTTCTTCCATTCGTTTTATACAGGCGGTTCTATTTAATCCGTGTAATTCATCTACACCATAATAATCAAATAACTCAATAGCATCTTCACCTATTATAAATTCGTAGTCGTCGTTATTCCGTAGTATAATCATCTTTATTTGGTTTTAGGTAGTTAATAACTATCCCTTCGTGTTTATGTTCGTGTTTCTCGGCTGTATAATAACCAAACATTTTATTTAACATATCTAATCCTTTAATAAGGTTTTTTCTGTCTGTTGATGTTTCATTTTTACATTCATCAATTAAGTCAATTAAATCTTTTACAACCTTATCCTTATTTACCCCGTATTTTAATTGTAATTCACTTTCTTTAAACTCAATATATTTACTGACCTCTATAGATTGTTTCATTTTATGGACGCATCTTTTTGCAATATCAGGGTTTTCATGCCCCATTATTTCCATATATGCTCTCGTCCAATTTAATCCATTACTAAATGCGGCATCAACAACCGCCTTCTTTTTTTGAAAGTTTGTTTTGTATCCCATAATTTACATATTTTTAGTTTTTTTCTTACACTTTGTGCAAGGTGGTTTAGAACTTGTTTCAATTTCTTCAACAACAGGGATATTTGTTTCCTCCTTTATTGCCATTAAATTTAACCAATTTTGTATTTGTCTTTGTGCAAACTTTATTTGTGCGGCACAGGATGTGCAGACATTAAACTTGGGGTCAAAATTTTCCCTAATAAATTTAATCATCTCTTGCACTTCACCTTTATATACTCTGTTTAATCCTATAAAGTATAATGCTTTGTCTTTTATTTCTTTTTCCATTATTCGTTTTATTTATTTATTTATTTAAAATTCTTTTATTAAACAATATGATACTGATGATTGTGATTTAACTAATGATATTACCTTTAAGTATTTTACCATATCATTACTTACCTGGCAACCAGCACTCCATCGGTCTATATCTTCTTTTTTTAACCATGCTTTTATATTATAATCGTTTGGATGAAAGTTTATGCCGTAATACCCTTCAGTATATTTACCTAACTCTTCACTCTTTTTATCACCATCCCCATCTCTAAATACTTTAATTGTATTTCCAAGTTGTAATAACGCTGGTATTTTACCTCTATGTAGTCCATACTTCCATACATTATAATACCATTCATTCGTCTTAACAATTGCTGCCCCAAGTTTATTGAATTTTAAAAAACCATTTTCTAATATGGGGGTGCCAGGATTTGTTGTTCCTTGTAATACCATAATAAATTCTTCATCTTTGAATAGGTAGAACTTGTCGTCAAATGTATTAGGGGTGTCCTCTAATGAACTTACTCCCAATAACCAATACCCACTTGGTATTGACTTAAAAGATGTAAGAGATTTAACCTTTTCTAACAATTGTTTATCTGTATAATTTTTTACCATTATTTCTTTTTTATTAAATCTTTATATTGTTCCCAACTATCAATCCTTGCTTCTGCGATGTTGAAGTATTCCTCATCCATTTCCATTCCTATAAACTGGAACCCCTCTAATAATGCGGCAATGCCAGTTGAACCTGAACCCATATAGCAATCCATTACAATACCATTTTGTGGGGTTATTAACCTAACCAAATATGTTAATAAGTTAATTGGTTTTATGGTGGGGTGTGTATTTTTTTTAGGTGGTGTAATCCAGTCAGGTTCTTCACATTTACAATCTTCTGGCTTTAACATAGATGTATTACAATGAGAACATCTTCTATCTAATCCGTGTTCTTTACCACCTGATGTTTTTTCCTCAAAATTATCTAACCCCATATTTCGTTCCTTCTTACTTACCTTCGCAACATAGAAAAATCTACTTGCCCCACCAGTATCTTCATATTCATTATCTATATTTTTTATTCCACCACCAAAATCAATATTAGGTTTAGAAATAGTATTACTAACTTTTTTTCTTTTAACCGATTTACTATCCCCACTTTGTTCGTCTAATAATTCAGCAGCACTTTCATCAAAAATTAGATTAGCTGGGAACCTACCTTCTGTTAAAGTTAAATCAACTCTTTTGGTTTTACTACCCATAATTTTAGAGTTGGAAGTTTCTTGGTTAGGATATTTTTTATTGTTAATATGATAATACATATCACCAGTTGGTGTTTCTTTTTCTATATCAAATTCAATTCTACAACCATCTATATTTATACCACCCGTTCCGTGTTTCAATACATTCTCTGCAATTGTTTTTTCACTAATAGGTTTTCTTGCAACACAGATAGGTTCGTTTGCTGGTTTTAATGCAGTTCCCCAACCTTCATAATCACTTTGTCCTTTTGTTTCTTTATTATTAACTTCATATCCAAACATACCATAACTTCCTCCGCCGTGTCTTTTACTATCACCAACAACCTCTCTATCATTACCCTCAATCTTATCAATCGCCTTACCGATGTTATGGGACTTGGGGAAGCCACTACCATATACCCACATAATTTGGTCGCGTATCTCAAAACCCGCATCTTCCATATTTACAACCATTCTGTGATATGTTCTTGTTCCCCCGAAGGATAATACATGCCCACCTGGTTTTAATACCCTTAAAGCCTCTTTCCAAAAATCAATAGATGGAACATCATAATCCCACTTCTTATTCATAAAGGATAAACCATAAGGTGGGTCAGTAATAATACTATCCACAAAATTATCAGGTAGTTCCCTTAATTTTTCTATGTTGTCTCCCAACATAAGTTTTACATTCTCGTTTTTCATTCTTTTTCCTTTTTCGTTTATTTGTTTATTTATTTTATCTTCATTTTCATTTTTTATTTGGTAGAAGTATCTACTTGCTCCACCTTTATCACCATAACAATCTTTTACTTCATTTTCATTTACACCTTTGAAGAATTTACTTGTTCCTGTTTTACTTTTATTTGGTGATTTACTATCCCCACTTTGTTCGTCTAATAATTCAGCAGCGGTTTCATCAAAAATTAAATTAGCTGGAAATCTGCCTAATCCCTTTGTATCATCGTGATAAGTCCCTTCTAAATTATTTGTTGGTTTAGTTTTTCTACCATCATTTAATCCATATTGTCCTGCTCCTAATGTTTGACCTCCAACCTTAAACTCTCTACCAAGTTTATCATCAGTTCCAATTCTACATCCATCAATATTTATTCCACCAGTCCCCCACTTAATTACATTATCAGCAATTGTCTTTTCACTAATAGGTTTTCTTGCCAATACGATTGGTAAATGGTTTGTTTCGTTTTTCATCCTTTTTTTTATCCTTTTATTTAAAATAAATATTAAACAAGATTTTTTGTTTTTATTTATTATTGTAATGAAACAAATTGAAATAACTTTACAGGAACTTTTTGATGCTTTGAAGACGAATATTTATAAAAATAAAAAGAAGTATTACAGAAAAGTTAAGCATAAAAAAAAGGGGGATGATTAACCCCCCTATTATTACAATTGTTTTTTAATTTTTTCTTTTACCTTTTTCACATTATGAAAGACGAGGCAGTGGTCTAACCCATATTCAGCTTCTATTTGTCTATATGTTTTTCCGTTGATATAATATTCTTCCCACATCTTATCTTCAAACCAGGTTTTACTTGTGTCTTTGTATAATTTATTTATTTTATTTAATTTTTCTTCAAACTCTATTT